ACCGGCTTTTTTAGGAAATGGTGCTGCCACACAGGATCGAACTGTGGACCTCCTCATTACCAAGGAAGGGGTCCAGTTTCAAAAAACACTTGGCTTGCCAACTACTTAGGGTCATCGCTCGGCTCCTCGCGTGTCAGATTCGTGTCGAACAAAACGCGCCCTTCGACGGCGGCCCGCTGAAACTCAGGATCGTCCCTCAAGTAACCTTGGACCGACCGCACGTCGCGCCAGCCGCCCTGCCGCATGGCGGCGCGAAGATCGATGCGGCCGAGGTCGGTAGCAAGCTTGTGTCTCAGCCAGTGTTGGGTGAACTGCTGGAGAATCGCCAGATCCTCAGCCAACATCTTTCGCGCCTGCCGCGCTCCGGCGACGTCACCGACGGTTTCAAAGGCAGCGATCGTCTCGGCGCCCCGCACTTTCAACACTGCGATTGCGCGCCGCTTTGCCGCATTAAAACCAGTCTTATTTCTCGTACCGGTGTACCCGCGGTTCGGCTTATACGGACGCCCGCGAGGCGTCAGGAACAGCGGCGCGTCGCCGGCAGGGCTCACCTGCCCCGCGCGAACCTGTAATTCGCGCCATGAAAGATAATCTTCCAGGAAGGGACGCGCCGATTCCGGCAAAGCCGCCGGGACATCATCACCATTCTTAGTATCGTGAAATGTCAACGTCATGGCGTTCGGGCTCATGACGAGATCGTCAAGGCAACATCCGAATAGAACGCTACTAACTCGCGCGCCGGTGGCAGCTTCGGTGACAAGCTGCGTTGCGATCGTGACGTGGCTCTGTTCCAAAATCAGGCTGATGAGATACGGCCGGACATTCGCGACCTTGCGGCGCGCGCGCTTGGTCGGATTGCGCGCGGCCTTGTCACGATTGAACGCGGGCATTCTTTGATACTGGCCTTTGCGGATAGCCGAGTTCAGAAAAGCGTGCACCACGCTCAAATACCGTTCGCGCCCGGAACTGGCGCTCCCCTTCTTACGGTCGTCGACGAACGTGATGAATTCCGCAGGAGAGACATCTCGCAGGATGCGCGTTCCGAATTTCCTCACGACGTCCTTAATTACAGCCGCGTCCGTCGGCCCAATGGGGCGGTCTTTCGGCCGTGTCATGAACCCAAGTGCAACTTCGGCGACGGAGAGCGGCTTTACATCGCCGCCAAGCTCCCCGCGAATTCGTTCCTCCAAGGCACGCGCGGCCGCTAGGGCCGATTCGAGATTCTCGCGCGAAAACCGAAGCTCAAGGCTTGCGCGTACGCGCCGTCTGAGGCCGGCATGCCGTACGGTGCCGCGCGCGTGGTAGTGACCGTCGCGCACGAAAACCGTCAGGCTGCCGACGCGCCAGGTGGTCTTCGGCGACTTTGCCTTCGGCTGACGAAATTTTGCTACAACTGCGGGCACTGTTTGACCTCGGTCGTCGCCGCGTGCTCGTCTTCGCTGTCGTGAACCGAACTACCGGGCTCGCCGGCCGGATTTTTATCGTGACGGAAAGCGAGGACGCTGAGCATCGCGGCCGTCGCCGCCGCCGCTTCGCGGGCGGACCTGTTGTGGCCGCCGGGCCCCTTGCGCCAACCGGCTAGGACTCCACCGGGTTCGCTTTCATCCTCAATGGCCTGCTTTAGCGATTGGAAGTTAGCTGGTGACCACACCCGCTTTCGCCCATGAAACGTGTGGAAATGGAAGCGCCGATCGTGCAGCGGACGGTCTTCCTCGGCGGCCAGCCAGCCGTTCAATGTCGACAGCCCGATTCCGAGTCGCGCCGCGACGGTGCGGGCATTCAATGGTGTTTCGTCTTGCTGCATAGCTTCGAAACCTGATCCGCGGCGCTGCGTTGCGCTAAATTTGGGACGACTTGGCGGTGGACTTGTTGAATATCCGGTCGGTGAAAACTTCCCGGAGCCAGGACGTCGTCGCCGCAACCTCCTGCTCGTCACCGGCAATACTGAGTTGCGACATGTCGCCGTCGACGTGGAATTGGCCATCATCCCCGAATTCGACTTCGTACCGTGAGCGCGCGATTACAACCGACACAGACATAGAAACGCACGCCATGTATCTGACGGCAGCGTCGATCACCGGCTTGGCGACGCGATCGAATTCGGGAGTGCCGAGCCGGTGCCCGATCGCGATGCCGGCCACAGTGAAGCCACCCACTTGGGCCTCGGCCCACGAGGTTGCGATAAAGGTCGTGTGTTTACCGCACGGGCCGACGGCGGCATCGCGGGCGGCGCGCGTTGCGAACACCTCGGGTTGGCCCAGTATCATGCCGCAGGTGCCAGTACGTAGCCTGTCGTAGAGGTGCATGTTTCTCTGCTCCTCAAGGATCTTTCCGATATCGCGAGGTGGTTCAGGCATGAGGCGGGTGAAAAAACACTCATCCAAGCGCACTGGTAGCTCCTCTGATCGAATGTAGCGATCGGTCCTGCACGTCATGCGATTCTCAACTAGACATCTTACCATACGTGTAGTACACGAATGAGTCAATACATTCCTATAAATGCCAAGCGATGTCATGAGAAACGCGCAGGACAGGGCAGGGTGGAAGCGGCCTCTGCTCGCAAGTCGAAAAGGTTGCGATCGCGAAGTGCTACGAGTTTGTGCGGGCTTCGAAAGGCCCGACGATCGAGCGCACGATGAATCGGCGAATGCCGGCCAGTCGCTGGACCTGGGCGCCGAGGCGGACGATGTGCGGGTTTCGGACGGCCATCCAAATTGCCGCACGGAAGGCCGGATCCATAATTCCGGACGCGACGAGCGACACCAGTTCCCGCGCGTCGGCGTCGTCTGGCGCCTTGGCGTGGCATTGTGCCCAACCGGCGGCCTTATCGGCTGTGCGCTGGTCCCGTTTTCTCTGGGCCTCCGGAGAGAGCGGTTTCTCGGTAGGAGGCGCGTCTTTCTCGTCCACGCCCTCGTGACCGTTGCCGAGCTGGATCCAGGCCAGCTTTTGCACGTAGCCGTCCGCGGTGAGGAGCCCAACGAGGTCGATGCAGGAGTGCTCGGCGTGACCGTTTTGCCCCTGTGCATGGTCGTTCGGTTTCATCGTCTTACCAATCCGTGACTAGTCACGACTAGTCACAACTGCCGTCAGTCAGCGTCTCATCTCACCATACGTGTTTTACACGCATGAGTCAAGTGATTCGCCTAAAACGCCGATGGGGGCTATATTGCGATATTCGTAGGTATAAACAGGGCAGAGACAGTGGCGACCTCGGGTCAACTCGTAGAGGCGGTAAGCCGGGCGACCGGCTTTGCCGAAGAAACCGTCGTCGTCCATATGCGGAATCTGCGGGAGGCAGGCCACATCGCCATAGGCGGGAGAGGGCCGTCCGCAGCAAAAATGACTGCCCGCGATGCCGCAAAATTGCTTATTGCGGTCCACGGTTCAAACTATGTGAAGGAATCTGCGGGCGCGCTGGCGTCGTTTTCGCGGTTGTTGGCTTATCGTCGTGAGTTGGTCTCACCAGCGGAGCGAACCGTTCCGGTGACCATCGCTCCGCATTGGATAGACGGGCCCAAGCATTGGAGCGTCGGCTATCCTCTGATCAGTGGGCTGAATGGTGAAATCGTCAGAAATCGGTTTGGCCTCGATCGCATCGCGATTGGCAAGACATTTGAAGATGCATTGGTGATGATCATTGAGTCGATGCTGGCCGATACACTCTTTCCACCGTTGCAATCATCTGACTTCCGTAAACCCCCATCCAAAATTCAAAGTTATAGGAAACGGATCTGGGTCACGCTCTATCGTCCACAACCCTATTCCTCGATTACTTACCTCGCGGAGGGGATCACGTACGAAATGATTTTGTTTCAACCCAAGTCGTTTGGTTCTGCCTTTGGTTACAAAGATACATCTAAGCCCAAAAAGGAGGCCGTGTCGTACCGAGCGAGTGACTTTAATGAACAGTCACTCGAAATAGTCTGCGAGGCGTTGGGAAATGGCCCGCCGGGACGGCGCCGTGCCCAAATAATGTCTCCAGCATAGATTCGCCGAAAAATTCTAGTCACATGTCAACTTTCGTTATTGGGGGCGGCGACTCACGCTCAGATAGGCCCCCACGATCTACGTCGGTCGTTGACGACCTTTTTTGAGAACCGCGATCAGGGCTCTGCGCCATTCCCTGGTGCGGCATCGGCCCGGATCATTGATGGTGAGTCTGCCGATTATTGGACGATAGTTCGAAGGACAAAACAGCGGTTCCTAAACCGAAGGTCGGAGGTTCGACTCCTCTCGGGACCACCATCCAGATTTTTAGCCGTTGAAAGTAAAACGATTTTCGCTCTGATTGTCCCACTGCATATCTGAGTGGGACAGCAAACGTTCACGTTTCGCTCTTTCGCAACTTCGCCATAGCGCTGTCGGCCAGCTTGGCGCCTGCCGCCGCGCGCGTGTAGCGCTCGACCTCTGCCAGCGTCTTGTGTCCGGTGATCGACATGATCTCATGCGCGGTCGCGCCGCGCTCGGCGAGCCGCGCTGCCGTTGCCTTGCGGAGGCCATGAGCCGTGCAGTTTGACAATCCAGCCTCGTTGCACCGGTCGCGAAACCAATTTCCGAAACCTGCCGGTGTGAACGGGCGACCGTATTCGGTGACGAGAAAGGTCAAGTGCCCTGATGGCATCGCAGCGATTGCGGTTACAAGATCGGGGTGTGCAGGAATATCGAGCGACACCGGCGCGCGATGTTCGTTTTTTCCCTGCGTGTACCGAATGCGCCCGTCGCGCAAATGCTGCGGCCCGAACCGAACGGCGTCCTCTCGCCGGCATGCGGTGTACAACAGAATTGCCAGCGCAAGCCGTGCCTTGCTCCCAATCGGATGCCGTTGCTCAAACGCCGCGACTTCTTCCAGCGACCAAGAGTGGAAGCCCTGCGTTGCATAGTGAATCAGCCGCACATCGCGCGCCGGATCAACCTCGGCTTCATCGGCTTCGACTGCCCATCGGAAAAGCGCGCGCAACGCCTTAACGCGAATATTTGCTGCGCCAGGCGTCTCGGCTTTTTCGTCGCGCAATTTGCGAATGTGACGAGACTGCAAGGCGGCAACCGGCTTGTCGGCGTGTGCTGCGCATATCTCGTCAAGCGCTCGACGCCGCCAGTCTCGCGTGCTTTTGTCCAGCGCCTTGAATGTGGCGCTCGCGTAATAGATTCGGCACAGATACCCGAACGAGCCGCGCGCCATCGTGCGCGCCTGACGCGGCGCCGTCGATGTAGCGGCAATTGCCGCGTGATATTCACGCATAAAATCATCCGAGCCGGGCACACCGAGAAGGCGGACCTTTGGCCGGTCAGTCAGCCGGACGTAGTAACGCACGTTGCCGTAGCGATCTATGTCCGAGCTAACGAATTTCAGGCGAATCCGCATCAGTCGCCATCCCAAGGGTTATTGCCGCCATCGTCCAGTGCCTCGAATGCCACGTCAAGGCGCCGGCGGTCCCAAATTGTACGACCGTTGATGCGCTTTGCCGGCGGCATCCGGCCATCTTTGACCAGCTGGTCGAATAAAGACGCGCCAATGCCGATATAGGCCGCTGCCTGGACCCGCGATAAACCGCGCGGGGCCAGCGATGGCGGCAGCACATCGGCCGGCTTTCGCCGCGTATCGGTAGCGGTTTCTGGCATCGTGTAAGCGCCGTTGCTTTGGAATTGGTGCGGCCGTTTCCTCCTTGACCCCTGTTTCGTCCCCATAGGCCGTTAGGCATTACGGGCAGCGGAGGCAAAGGGAGAAGGAATTTTCGTTGTTGGACGGGCCGCGACGCCCTCAAAATGAGCCTCCGCCTTAAGTTACTAGGCGGCGGCGCTCATGACGGTGCCGCGCCAATCTTCGATGCCGCAGCCGAAGTCGAGGATGGTGCGGAATTCCATGCCGAGCGTCGTCCAGCCCTCTCGCACCTTGATCTGCGGGCCGGCATGACCGTTCAGATAGGCAATGACGATGGTCGCGAATTGGTTCTTATCCGCGAACAACCGCCAGGTATTGTCGGTGAAGCGCGGCTCGACGTGAACCGCCAACTGCCCGGAAAACGGATTGACATTGTCCGCCGTATTCGGAGTGATCGCGGCAACGCACTGGAGCGCGGTAGCTTCGATCGCCGCGCCGACCACGAGGTGTTTCGGCGTCACGGTGATTCGCGTCTCGCCGTCGATGTCCTTCATGCCGCGCAAAGATTTTCGCGCCAAATCAAGCGACGTGATACTGAGAGGCGAGGTGCCGCCGGTGAGCAAGTTGCCGCGCCCTGCATCATAGAGCGGCGTATCGTCGGGGAGATCGACGCCATGCCCTCCGTTCGCCGAGAACAGAGCAAACAATTGATCGGCCTCATAGCTTGCGGCGGCGCGGCCCCACCATTTCGCCGAGTCGCCGAAGGCATTGAGATCGTCGTTGATCAGCGCCTCGCGCGTGATCGCAAACATTCGGCCTGAGGTCTTGAGGCTAAATGAGGTCGCCGATTCCGTGCGGGAGCCGAATTTCAGTTCTCCGCCCTCCGGTTTGTCGAGGAGTGCCGGCGCCTCGCTGAGGCGGATTGAGGTCAGCGGACGGAAATCAGCGGCGTCGCGCCGTTTGGCAAGCGTCTTGAGCGGCGTCTCGGCGATCTCGTAAGCATCCAGAAGGATGCGATTGCCGGAGTGGAGCAATAGGTTCGGGAAGTCGGAAGTAGAATGCTCGCCACCGGCCATCATGATCTTATCGACGACGCCGCTGCGGTTTGCCCACGACACGCGCTCGCCACGCGCTTCTATCAATTTGGCGCCGAGATCGAGAATTGAGCAGCCCATCAAATCACGGGCGGGGCTCTTGGCGTCGGGGTCGGTGCCGGACATTCTTGCGTAGAGCACGTCCGAAATCGTGGTAGCGAGAAAATCGACGTTTCCGAACGTGTTGCCATCGGAGCGGCGCGCGCCGGTCGGTGACGGTTTGTTCGCGTTGTGCACGGCCGCCATCTTGACGACCAGCGCATCGCGCGCGGCTTCGTAGTTAGCAGCACTGGCGACGATCTCATTCAGGTCGGCAAGTGCGATGTCGCTCGGCGCCGCGATTTTAAAAAAGCGGCCCGCCCACGGCTTGTCGTGTGCGGTGTCGGTATCGGTAAAACTCATGGTAATCGTTCCTCTCTTGTGATGCCCCAAAAATGCGGGCGTGTTGCGGTACTGCGAATAGTCGAAGGAAGCGTAGATGCGTGCCCGCTCGCCATCGGATTTGCGGGTCGCGAAGCCGTCGCCGATCGCCTGGTCGGCGTCCATCCAGGTTTCGGCGGTCATTAAGTCGCCGATGGCCTTTTCGGATTTTCCGGTGCGCCTGGCGTAGATTTCACGAAACTGGTTGCTGATAACGTCGAGGCGCGCAGCGGTCTGCCGGTGATCGGTCGACGTACCGAAGGTAATTGTGCGCGGGTCGTGAACCATGATCAGCGCGCCATCGCGCATGACGATATCGTCGCCCGCCATCGCGATAAGCGATGCGGCGGATAGCGCGCAAGCATCGACGTTGATCGTGATTTTTCCGGGGTGGTTTTTGAGCGTGTTGAAGATAGCGAGACCTTCCATAGCCGCGCCGCCGGCGGAATTGAGATTGATTGTCATGTCGCCGGCGCCATGCTCGTCGAGCGCGTCGCGAACGTCTTTGGCGGAAAAGCTGGCGGAATCGGGGAGCGCTTCGGCGCTCACAGCCCCGTACAGGGTGAGCGTCGAATCTTTCAGCAATGGCATGGGATGGTGTCCTTAGTCGGGTTGAACGGTCAGTGGCCTTTCGGCGCCGGCGCCGGATCGATGATGACCGGCTTTCCACTCGCGAGTGCCGTGGCGATAGCTTGTGCAGCGGCGAAAAATTCAAAGGGGATGCCGAGTGCGTCGGCGATGTATTGCATCGTCATCGCTTCGCCGGTCTCGATGCGCGCATTGGTCGTGCGGCAGCGTTGCGCAAAGTCCGGCGGTATGCGGAACAGCACGGGTTCATTGGTCGCCATCGGCGGCCCCCTTTAGCTCTAGTGATGTGAGGTGAGTGTGCCGACTTACGCAGTCGGCAAAACGAATCGCTTAAGCGAACTCGTTATCTTCGATTTTGATTCCGAGATCGGCGGCACGTTTCCGCAGGCGACGGTCGGCAGCAGAAATGTTACTGAGGAAAATGGTGGCAGGGTCAGACTCGGGATGCTCGTATTCATCGTGCTGTTGCCAGTGGATGATTTCAGCCATGACGCGATGTAGGGAACCAAAAAAGTGAACACCAGACCAATATTCGCCGGCACCGAAACTTGTGACAGGGTATGACCCGCGTGGCGCGCTGCCCCACGTATTACGTGCCCGCGCCACGCCAATCCAAAAGTCAGCCAATGTTTTGCCAACATGACGTTCCCGCGGTTGGAAGTACTGCGCGATGTTCGGCCCCGTAATCCGAAGCGCATTTTCCAACGAAATGCCGCCATCGTCTGCGAATTGGCGGGCGGCTTCGATGGCCAATGCTTCGCTGAAACTATAGCGGATGCCGCTGCCATTGAGGCGCGCCATCGAAATGCCGTTAGAGACAAACGGGAGATCGCGCATTGTTGCGCGAAGATCGTCGCGGTTGAACTGCATCAGCTTGGCGAATGGCTCCTGACTAAGGCCGGGCTTCGCTCCGAAGGTGATCGGCATGGCGTAACTCTCTTTTGAGGGGGAAAATAAAACGCCCGGCGCGAGCAGGGCTCGGCCAGGCGCATCTATAGAACTTGACCCATATGGCACAAAATCGGGTACCTGCAAAATCTGGCGCATTTCAGGTACCCCAAAGTTTTTTTGCCGATGCCACCCATTTCAAGGCTTCCCTCAGAGATTGACGGGTGCGCTCAAGAGCAAGTTTTTTATCGTTGCCTTCCGTTTCGAGCGCAAAAGACGCGATCGAAAAATCCTTTACCAGAATTGAATCGAGAATTTTGACATGGCTACCGGCCCACTTTCGATGAAGCCTAGCCTCCTCTGCGAGGTCAACGCGCGCGACAGCGGCGTTTTCCGCGCGCGCCCAGATTGATCCGCTGTCTATCATCTGGCGATTATGGCCCGATGAACTGAGTAGGTGCGGCGCATTCACAGCGGCCCACCACTTCCACCAAATTGCGGCTGCAATCATTAGAACGTCGGTTGTCGCGGGATCGCCAAGCCCGCCGGTGCCGGCAAATGTCTGCAATACGGACTGCCGCCGATGCCTATGGGCGCGCGGGCTATCGGGTATGACCTTTTGAACTTTCCCGACCATTTTGAATTTCCCTGAAACCGGTTGCTACTTGCCAATGGGGGTTGCTCGGTAAGGTCCGGGTTAATGGTCAAGCAGACATTCGCAAGGGGGGCGGCGTTTTTAAGCCGCAGAATCGGCGCTATGTATCGGAAGGTGCGGTTATTTTTCCGATGCAAATATTGACACCCCTCGCGCGTTTTATCGCGCCAGGCTGATTGGCGCCGGGCGCATTTTCGAATCAAGCAGATCGCGCACGACAGAATATAACGCCTCTTGATCGTTAAATTCGCCGGTGCCATCGTCTAGGCCACCGTTGCACCAGCGTGCGCAACGCGCTTTCACTTGCAGCCCTTCAATCGTCGTCGCACGAATTGACAAAATTTGGAGGCCGAGGTCGCGGGCGGCGGCGTGCTGTTTGTCGTGTAGCCGTCTAATTTCGGGATCGCCAAACTCAAAGCTATGGTCGGCATCGAATTTATCCGATTGAGCGCCAACGATATCGAATGACTGGCCGAGTGCGATTAATTCGGCGTCGGAGTCTGTGTTCATTACGGTCCCCCTCTATCCTCACTCGCGCGCCAATCCGCGCGGCAGGAATCAACTACCGCATTTTGACGGGCTATAATATTTCCAATTTCGCAACATTCACTGCCGCGAAACGTTGCGAAAATCGCAACTTTCGAAACGTCTGGACCTACTCAATCGGCATAACCAGCCGTTGATGCCCATGACTTTTCTTGCTTTCCGCCCTTGCGGCCGGATTTCGCGCCGAGCGCGCGAGGATCGACAAGCGACAACTGCGATAGGCTACCGCGAGTGCGGCTCTGCTCGAACTCAATCGAAGATATCGCCATGTCTTGTGCGACGCCGAGCGCTGGACTTTCGAGGAAAACCAAATTGCCGGGCGACCACAATTTGCCGCCTTCGTCGTGGAAGCCTTGCACCGAAACATGCGCCTTGAGGCTATTCCCGGCTTCGCTGTCGCGGCGGTGATCAGCGCGCACCTTGACGCGGTCTTTATCGGTATCGCCGTCGTGGACGATGCTCGTCGGCCGGAAGCGTTGCAGGTTCGAATCGTGTGACTCGGCGCTGATTTCCATCGCTTGCGGCCCGCTGCCGCTGACGCGCTGCCCGCGCACAATGACGTGGCTATGGCGATTCGCCCAATTGTGATCGACCTTCCCGGCGAGCATGTTTTTGCCTTCTATGACCGGGCTGTTGCGACCCTGGCCCGCTACCGTGATCGATATGGACCCGTCCGCCTGGCCGCTGAGCCATACGCCTGCCGATCTGGCCAGCTTCTCGACGGCGTTAAACGCCGTTTCGCCAGGTGTGATCCGATATACCGGCACCTTGTCGAGCGTCTGGTCGCTGGTAATGCCGACGCCGAACTTGTCGAGCGCCTGCGCGATCTCAAGCGGCGTCTTGTTCAAAAACTCGCCGGTGTCGTGTATCGCCGCGCTATCGATAAAATCTTGCGCACGCGAGCGGCCGGAGATCGATATATCCGCCTTTTTGTGTCCGACCGCTTCGGATTGATAGCGGTCAACATAGCCGCGACAAACGAGATCATTCGAAAGGAAAATTTCGATCGGCGTTCCTGCCGCGAACCTCCACAGTGTATCGGCAACCCCGAACTCCGCTGCGATCTTGAAACCGAAAGAGCGCGCCGCATGGCTAAAGCTCGCATGCACATGCACATCGGTGAAGCCCGTCCACCTTTGGCCATCGGCCGATATCGTTACAATTTCTTCGCTCATGATCGATCCTTATGCCGGCCGAAAACACGCGACCAAACGATCCGTGATTTCTGCGAGTGCATCGCTCGATCGGCGCGCCAGATCGGCGGCGACCGATCGATCGTCCGCGTCCATTACCGGCGCCTCGGCCGCCGCGCCGGCTTCTTTTTGGCTGTCCGCGAGCGAATAAAGGTTTTCAAGGAGAGAAGTTTTGCCCTCGGGCGGCAGCAAGCTTCCGAGGATGTAAAACATCGACTCGATCAGTTGCTCATGCGCCATCTGTCTGGCCATAAGCGTTTTTGTGGTGTCGCGATGTGCTGCGACATAGGCAGCGAGGTCAGTCCGCATTTGCTTGATAGCGGGGTGATCGGACATAGAAAGTCTCCAATTTTTATCGATGCAAGAATGACGGTTGTTACCAGTGATTTCGGATGCCACCGGGCAAGGCTTCCGGCATCGAGCCACCGATGCTTCCAGATGTTCCAGTCGGCGGCGCGCCGGTGACGACAAGGCCATGAATGGCGTTGTTGATTTTTTGCTCGATGCGAGTCAGAAAATCCGGCGACGCCTCGACCTTGACGGTGGTCACAACCTCGGCGCTGCCGCTGACCTGCTCCCACGGCCTGCCGGCCTGCAAATCCATCATGCTTAAGCGTGAAAGCGGCTTAAGACTTCCGGGCAGGATATGCTCAAGCCCCTGCGGGTCGCGCATATCCTGCAAACGGTCGAAGTAGCGCCGGCCGGTTTTGTCGCGGTCGAAAACGTCCGGCGTCGTCGCGATCGAATAAGCGCCGCCAAGCCAGAACAGCCAGGGAAAGCGGGCCACAGCGCCGGCCAAACCGCCAGCGCCGCGCGCCGCGCCGGCGGCGGCACCGCCGGCAACGGCATTGCCAACGGCACCACCGGCGCCGAGCCGCACGGCGGCAGCGTCAAGCGCGACCGCCGATTGCGCCAAGGCGGCGGCCGACCCTTTGAGCGCGGTCGATCCGCTCAACAGCCCCCACGTCGCCCGGAAGCCTTTAAGGCTGGCGTAGCCGAGGCCGATCGCCGCCGCGCCGGAAGCATTTTTCGCAGCGTTCGGGTGTTCCGTGGCGAAGGTCGCATAACTGTCGGCAAAGGATCGCGCCCAGCCCGATACCTTGTTCATGCCGTCGATGGCCGGCTGCACCAGCGGACCACCGAGCGACGCCAACAGCGTATTAATCGCCTTGGACATGTTCGAGGCCGCCGCCTGCGGGTCCTCGGCGAGAATCTTTTCCAGGTATTCGCTCGACGGCGCACCGGCGATCAGCCCCCAGTCTTTCTCGATTCGCTGCGATTGATTGAGCAGGATCGAGGCCATTTGCTCGGCGAAACGATTCCCGAATAAATGCGCCAGTTCCTCGGCGATCTTGTTGTTATCGGTGATCTTGGCTTTTGACAGCGCCGGCTTGAGATAGCCCTGAATCCAGGCGTAAGGATTCTCGTTGGCGAGCGCCGAGTCGACCAGGCCGCCCGGCCGGACGCCCTTGACCGATCCTGTTTTGGTATGGATTACCGCCTTCGGATCGATCAGGCCGAGCCGGACAAATTCTTCGGCGGCTCTGTTCGTCATTTTGCCACCGACCAGCGTCTGCCGGAAGCTTGACAAGGCCATGCCGGCGGAATGGCCGCCCAATTCCTGAATCAGCGTCGGCGCGACGCGGGTATAAAATTCGTCGGATAACCGGTTCGCGCCGCCGCGCGTGTATTTGGTGAACTCGAAAAATTCCGATCCAGTGATCTTGCCGTGCGATGCATTGATGGCCTGCACCATCATGTTGGTCAGTTTGTTGAAATGCGCCGGATCGCTAGAAACGCCTTTGATTTCGAGCGCGCGCGCGAGATTGTAGCTCTCGCTTTCCGCATCCATTTGCGGGTTCATCGCCTTCATCATGGCGGCGGCGCGCTGTAGCGCGCCAACATGCTCGATGGCATGATCAGTCGAATTAAACACCATGCGCAACTCGCCGATTGCCTTGATATTGTCGGCGGCGGACATCAACGGCACCCGCAAGGCCATCGCGACGCGCTCGGCCTTCGCGACCTCTGCGGGCGTCATGCCACCGGCGCCGAGGAGGGCGCGCTGGTGCGCAAAATCGCCGGTATCTTTCGCAGCGGCATGCGCTAGGCGACCGGAGGCCAGGCCACCAATCATCCAACCCATGCCCCCGACCGCCGCAATGCCTTGCACGTGCGAGCGCATGCGGCCGAACAAGGTGGCGCGCTCGGCCAGTGCAGTGTTGCCGGCGAGCTGCGCGCGGTTAATCGTCTGCGTTAAAGCAAGCTCGGCTCGCAACAGGGAATTGTTTTTGCGAATCTCGGCGCCTTGCTCGGCCAGCGCAGCATTGCCAGCGCCGTAATTGATGCCGCGCAGTTTGGCTTGCAACTCCTCGGCGTGCTTGATCACACCGGCAAAGGCCGCACCGGTCTTGTCGGTCCCCTTCAATAGCAGTTCGGCTTCGACAACTTTTCCCATTTTCGTTCTTTCAGTGCTGGTTGACCGCATCGTCAACGTTGTCAACCGTGACAACCCTGACAACCGTGATTTTCAAACTAACCAACTGGCGCTTTTCCGGGCCCATATTGGTCGCGGGTGGCAGGGGTGGCCGGAAGGACCCGCGCGATTTACGGCTATAGTTCGCCCGCCGTTTGCTTTTTGGCGATCGCCTTGCCCTCATCGGTCGCGCCCCACATGAAAGGGCCGACGACATCCGGCATCGTCGAATGGCAAATCGCCAGCTTATGGCGAATGAGCGCATAGAGTTCAGGGTCGCCTCGCTCTGAGGCGCTGAGGTGAAACGGGAACATCGCTAAAGCGCGCAATGTGTTGCGTTGCCTACGGGTCATAGACCGCGCGAATTCGAATTGGTCGTCTGTCGGCTTAGTCACAGCGTGTCTCCGTTCATTGGTCCAAGGTGGTCCAAGCACTCACGATTTGCATGGACCGCAAAAGTCGTTGCGCCGCAACGCTTGGTCCAAGCGGTCCAAGTGGTCCAAGCAAAAATAGAAATTAAAAGAAAACTCAGGAGTGGCCGGGCCATATCCATCGCGTGCGGTTTCTTCTACGCGCGCGAGAATGCCTGGACCGCTTGGACCGCTTGGACCAAGCCCCGTTTTATCGGTGTTCCTGTTGGTCCAGGCAGATTGTGACGCTTGGACCGCTTGGACCAATTAGAGGGGCACTGCGTCATCGCCCGGCAAAATCGTCTCACTCTCGCTCGCCAGAGCGGCCGGCCAATCCATGGATTGACCGAGCATGTCGTCCAAAGTAGCCCGGCAATCGTCCAGAGGCGGCAACTGGTAGCGCCAGGGCCGCTTAGTCTCGCCCTCGATCCGAGGCCGCGTTTTTTTGATGCCAGGCGCCAATTTTAGCAACCTCTGGCCGAACGTGGCCCGGTCGCGCTTGCGGCCTACGCCGATCTCCTCAGCGGTTTTCAGATAGTCGGCGTATAGCGCATCAACCGTTACCAAATCCGGCCACTCGGCCATGCCACGGGTTGGCGATCCTTCGATAAGCCGGTTTACCCACCACCCGTCGAGCGGATCGAGTGACCGCATTTTTTGTTCGAGCAAGGCGGACGTGCGCGGAATCTGGCGCAGATTGACCTTACTGAGATCAAAATGCAGCAAGTCGTAGAGCAGGCGTTCACGCCCGCCACGATCGAGTTGCGCCTGCATCTCCGCAAAATATTCGTGGTTTTGCGCGCAACGCGGATGCACGTCGAGTACGCAAAACCGCCGCTCGTCCATGCCGGCGGGGACGACCCAATCCTCGTTAGAGGTCATCATAAGCCGCACGAAATTCCGAATGCGGATCGGATCGATGCCCTTCGATTCAATCATCTGCGACTCGGAGGTGATCAAACCTTTGAGTCGGCCTTCGGCGTGCTTGTCGCCGGCCCAAACGGCCTCCTCGGCTTGCAAGAGCAGGCAGCTTGCCATATGCGCGTTGAATTGACCGGTGATGTAACGCGGATCATCGACTTGAAAATAGTGTGCCGGAATGACAGACCCGATAACCTCGCCGACTTTCGTCTTGCCAGTCCCCATGCGTCCGCGCAGCACAAGCGCCGTCCCGACACGCTCTCTCGGCTTCTGGACGATGTGCGCAAACCAGCCGAAAACCCAATTGAATAAGGCCGAATCGCCTTGGCACACCTGGTTGAGAAGATGGTCGCGGAAAATAGACCAGTCCCCCTCTGTCGAAGGGTCGAAACCAAAACCGCGCCACAAATTAAGATAGCCGGACGCGCCGGGCGCACCGTCATGGTTTGGAAAAAATTCGATGCCGCAAAACTGGCGCCGGCGCCGATCAGTCCGCCAGGCGCGGCCCCAACTGATCGCCCTTAGTTTTCCGTCCGCAGTGACAATTTCGGTAAAGCGGTTAGCGAACCACTGGTCGAACGCCTCGACGGATAGAACGCGCACCCGATCCTCGATCGGGCCGTCTGGCTGTTCCTTGACGACCACCGCACGGCCGCCCCATAGGACAAGTGCGTAATCGCCATTGATAGCGTCAACGTCATAGCCCCACGCGCGCGGCGCTTGCTCGCTCTCGACGGGCGCGGCTTCGGTTGCGGCGGGCACAAGTTCGCACTCGCCGCCGTCCACAAGGGCGGCGATTTGTTCGGCTGTATCGTCTGACATTCAAGACCGTCTAAGTGGGACAATGAAGGCAAAAAGCCTAAAGATTGCGTGGAACGCTCGACTGTCCCACTACAAACTAAGTCATTGTAATGTTAGGAAACTGAAAGCCCTCTCGGGACCGCCATGATTTCAATAGACAATTTCTGATTTGTAGCCCGAGCGAATCATACTTTGTTCGTGAAATAGCCTTCTGGGGCTACATGGGGCTACAAGCCTTGTCGCATCGACAAATTGGCGGCGAGGGCGCCTGTCCACGAATCCGGGGGTCAAGAGTTCGAATCTCTTCGGGCGCGCCACAGCCGAATTTAGACGGCCCCAATTTTTTCAAAAGTAAAGTGGGCGACAAGGTTTTTGAGCCTCACGAGCCGCCGACGCGGTTCCAATGCAAAGGGGTGCTACTAGCGCGAGCAATAACCGTCGCCCTACACTACCCAACGATGAATCAGGTTTCGATGCAGGCGATGCAGGACGCGGCCTTGAAGGCTTTCACCCTCACTCGGGATGAGGTGGACAGTCTTTTCAAGCGGTGCGGCTCCGACACGCCGGACATCACTCCAACTTTAAAGTCCCTATTTTGGTACTTGTCGGCACGAAGTCAGGCTGTCTCTTTTCTTTTGAGCCACGGATATGCTTGGGACGCGGAAATCATTCTCCGCAGCTTTTACGAAACTGCCGCGAAGATAATGCTTGTTTGCTTGGCGGAGCCTGTGGACCAACCGCAGTTGGTCGATGAATTCTGGAACAAACTCGGCACTATTAACAGTCGCCGAAGTGCAAGAAAGGCCGCGTTAGCGGAAAAGGTTTTTGAACCAGACAGCCTCTCCGGGCCAATCTTTCAAGCACTGCAAGACACTCATATTTTCCCTCAAGAAGACGAAACGTCAAAGACCGAGCGCAGGCGGCTTGAACAGAAATGGTCCTTTACGGAAATTATCGAAAATCTTAGTAGGCGTGAAACACGTCTTAGCGGTCTAAGTTCGATTTTGCACATGTACGGAATGGCAAGCCATCTGGCCCACGCTGACAATGCGGCTATGGATTTGATGGCGGATCGTGCAATGCGCGAGCCTCACGAGCGTCGATTGCTGGAAGCATCTCATGCTTCGAGAATAGTTAGTGATCAAGTCAGCTTGTGGTGGTTTTGCGCCGATGCGCTGCGGCACTTCGCCATTTCATGCTGGATCGAAGCTGGCATGCGCCCAAGACGGTGCAAATCTTTGCCGGTCATTCAAGCCTTCAGGTGA